GCTACGTTGCTGTTCTTCTACAATAACGTCAAGCTCTATATTACACCCAAATGTCTGTACCCCCCCCAGAAATTTCCAGTATTTCTGCGGTATAGCGGGCATTAGGATACTTTGCCGCCAAATCCTTTGCCAGTTCTGCCGATAAATACCCCAGTATTTTATTTCCCCATTTCACATATGCGGCAGGCTCTCCGTTATATGTGGTTTTCTCTATCTCTATTTCTTCGTCGCCAGTCATACGGCTTAATATATCCTGCCTGCTTTCCCCGTCGTCGTTTTGGAATGTCACGCCTACTACTTTTGTGCGTATGGTTTCCGCAATCCTGCTGCCAGCGGCGGGCGCTCCCGTTGTCCTCGGTGTTGCCTGCTGCCCTGCTGCCTCTTTTTCTGGTTTACGTGCCAGCAGAAAACATACGGCAGCAATCACTATACAGCCAATACCGCCCGTAATATTCCCAGACGGCAGTGCCACCACTCCGCTTACTGCGAATAATGCAGCCACCCCATAAAGTACCACTTTCTTTTTACCCATAATAAATAAACCTCACTTTCGTATTTATTTTAGCTCTAAAATTTCGTCAGCAGATGCGCCCAGCTCTTTACATATCTTTGCCAATGTTAATGCACTCGGCGTAAGCTCGTTGTTTTCCCAGCGGCTTATATCTTTCTGGTAAACTTGCAGGCGTTCTGCAAGTTCTTTCTGCGTCACGCCTGCGCCTTTTCTTACTCTCTTGATATTTGCACCTAAATTCATGCTCTACCTCTCTTTTCTTTCGCTCTCATTACCAGAGCTACCAGCATCTTTGCCAGCCCTACGGCTACCAAAAAAATACCTAATTTCAAAAGCATACCCTTTACTCGGCTTTGGGTTTGTGTTATATTCTTAGTAGGCGGCGGGCTTTCGCCCGCCTTTGGCTCTAACCTAATAGCTTGTCTATTATGATTAGTGCCGCCCCTACGATTAAGTCTATCAGTGCATTTGCCGCCAGCTCTTGCCATTTGATAGGCTTTTTCTTTTGTTTCTTCTTACCCAATCTGCCGTTTCTCCTTTCTGCGCCTTGCGCTTTATAGTTTCTTACTGTTCTCCTTTCTATGTTTAAATTATATACCTTTTTCGGTATATTGTCAATGTATTTTTCATAAAAATTACCAAAAAAATAAGAGGGTAAGCAGCCCGTAAGCCGCCTGCCCTCAAACTCCCTACGCTAAGCGTGTGGCATAGTCCAAACTTATCCAGCCTGCGCCGCTTTGCAGCTTGCCCCAGCCTGCCGTACTCCCTTTGCCCTCTTTCACTTCTGTAATGGTAAATACTCCCTTGCCCGTATGCTCTCCCGTCTTTGCATAGTCCGTGCCTGCGCCCGTTCTAATTCTAAGGTCTAATATATCTACCTTAACCTTAAACGGCACGCCTGCTGCCGCCTGCGGCTTTTCCTGCGGTGCTGCCTGCTGCCCGCCAGCATACTTTTTATAATATGCCTCGCCGTACTCTGCCCGCTTTTTCTGTACCGCTTCGCTCTGGTCTGCTGGCTTTTCAAATCCCAGCAATACGGCATCAGAGGCAGCCCGCACGCTCTCTGCGCCCTTTAACGTGCTGATAACAGACTTATAGCCTTGTAGCTCGTCCCATAAAAAAGCAAGCTGCATATCCAGACTTCCAATAGATGCACCCGCCTTTTTCGCATAATCAAAAAGCGCCTGCTTTCTTGTGTGATACGTCCACTGCGCCAGCCCGTAACCCGCCTTGTCCTTTACAAAATTGCCATAACTTCCATTATCCACGGCAGCCGTATACTGCGCATCTGTCATATTAAGGCTCTTGTTATAGCTGTTTTGCAGATTGCAGGAATTAAGCCCGCTTTCCGCATACAGATTACCCATTAAGCCTGCCACGGCGCAGGCATTTAAGCCTTTGCCCGCCAGATAGTCCCATATTGCTTTTTCCGTGTTCCCGTTCTGCACCATGCCGCCTGCAAATACGCTGTAAACCGCCTTGCCGTCCCAGTCATAAACATTATAACCAGCAGTGCAGGCTTTCTTTGCATTATCCAGAGAAGAAAAAGCCCCTATCTGGCTCTTTTCATCTTCCCAGCTCTTGCGCACACGGTATAATTTATTTGTCTGGCTGCCGCCAGCAGATGCAGCGCCGCTTATCATCTGCTTAAACTTCTCCCATGTGTGCGCCATTGCATTATATACATACGGGTTAGGGCAAATCTTCCCCGTAACGTCGTAATGCCTTATGACGTGCGACGCAGGCACGTTGTACTTTTCCATTAAGTATTGTGTAAGCTCTGCCGTAGCCTCTACCGTTGCGTCCTCAAAATACCAATCTTTATCGGTAGCCCCCATGCTGGCGGTGTTCCTCTTCCTCACGCACATTTCAATACCGATACTGTTTGAGTTTCTGCACTCTGCGTGCTTATAGCTGTTTGCGCCGCAGTGCCACGCTATGTCCTCGGTTTCCACCGCCTGCCATATCTCCCCGTCAAATCCTACAAAGAAATGCGCAGACGCTCCGATATACCGCCCTGCGTAATACTGGCAGTTCGCCTTTGCGCCGCCCAGCGCCCCTACATAATGGATAACGATATATTTTATGCGTGCGGTACTGTTCTTGTCCGTAAAGTTATAGGGTGTAAGCAGTTTGTTTATTACTGGCTGTTTCATGCTATACGCTCTCCTCTCCAAAAAATCCCATGCCGTCAGCGTCCATAGAGTTTCTAAACTTCCGCAGCTCTTCTGGTGTCATGTTCTCCACCCTTGCCCGCAGCTCTTCCCGTTCCTCTGCTGTCATATCCTTTGTGTGTTCGCTCTTAATCTCTGCCATGCCCTCTGATCTCCTTTCATTTGCAAAAAGCGCCTACGGTTTCCCGTAAGCGCCCTGCTGCATACTGTCTATGTTTTATTATTTTTCCTGCTGTCTGTAGCCCTCTACGCTGCCCGTGGTGCTGTTTCCGTCCAGCTCGTCCGTGTCTGGCAGCTCGTCTGTATATTTCCCCAGAAACGCCCGCACCGTCGCCCAGACTTTCTTAACGGGCAGCCCGCAAAGCGCCATGTTCTTAAAAATGCTCACTACCTCATAGGCAATATAGAGAAGTGCAAAAAATTCAGCCACGCCCACACTCGTAAGCCCCAAATGGTTACGTGCTGCCTCTGGGATAAAGCCGATAAGATTAACCTTTATCAGCATACCAATAGCCAGCATGAACACAAGGGAAATAAGCATACCCACTTTACGGATAGCCCCGTCAATCCCTGCGCAGCTGTTAAACCTCTTTTCACGCACCGCCCGCAGCACTCCAAAGATTGTATCGAATACAATCGCAAGCACCACCAGCTCAATTACCTTGTTATTTGCCGCCATGTTGATAAATTCCAAAATCTTCATTTCCATAAATCCTGCCTTTCTGCTTTTGCAAATTTAATGCCCGCTCTTTCAGTTCTGCGCCGTCGTACCCTGCTACGCTTTCCCAGTTTTCCAGCGTGGCTGTCAAATCCACAATAAGCCTGCTTTGCTGTTCAATAATCTTCTGCTGCTCTTGCAGCACTTGTAGCAAATTGTTACCCATGTACTCACTCCCGCGCCTGCTGGTCTATGCCGCCTTTTGTATGGCTGCATCTGCCAGCGTTTTTATTTTCTTTCGTAGGTTGTAGCTGTCGGCGTGTCCTGCGTGTCCCGTCCAGCTCTGTATACTCTTTTGTAGCTGCTCTTTCGTGATTTTCCCGCTCTCGCACTTCTTAATTGTCCTCTTGACACGCTTAATGCTGTCTGGTCTTACTTTTCTGTGCGTTGCCCTGTGCTTGTAGCCTACAAAGTCTACCCCGTTCTTTGCTGCCAGTATCGTAGTTTTAGGGTTAAGCGCAAGCCGCAGCTCGTCCCTTAAAAACGCCTCAATGTCTGCCAGCCAGCGCCGCAGCTCGCCTTTGTCTGGGCTTAAGATTATAAAGTCGTCCATGTACCGTATGTACTGCTTTGCGCCCAGTGTGTGCTTTACGTACTTATCCAGCTTATCCAGATAAATATTAGCGAATAGCTGGCTTGTAAGGTTTCCTACGGTGTTATCCAGCACCCTAGGTGCTCCAGATCTTTCTGATATTCGTCAAATTAAATGAAGGTACTGGCTCATATATTCTGATGTATTTTACAGCAGAGTGTTTGAACCAGTACCTTCTTGTGTTATCATATCAAAGTTACAAGAATAGCAGGCATCCCACCGATCAAAGTTTGATACCTGCTATCATAACAATCCTCCCAGTGCTGCATCTTTCAATGTAACACTGCAGACAACACTATTATGATAACAATTACGGTACCTTTTGACAATCCACTCAATCAAAAAACTTATGAAAATATCATCAACTCCTTACAGTTCCACCAGCTGCAGTGTACCTGTGGCCATTCTGGCTGCTTGACGATCCATGGTTATTACACCCGCTCCCTCAAAAAAGACGATTCCGGGATCCCTTTATCTATCTGCCGCGTCAGATGCTCCCACTGTGGCAGGACCCATGCTTTACTTCCATCTTTACTTGTTCCTTATTCCCAGGTATCCCTGCAGGATCAGATTTCTATCATTTCTGCCTATGAGGCTTCTGGAGATTATGAGGAAATCATGGCTGGAACTCCCTCTGTTGATGAAAATCTCATTGCGTCCATCATCAAACGGTATGTGAAGCACTGGATGCAGAAGATCCGTTCCTTCCGTATCGGATTATCTTTCCCGCCCCGTCTCGTAAAGCAGTGTTTTGCTTTTTTCGGGAACCAGTTCATGCAGATAAGGCAGACTCCAAATATTCTGTTTCTAACACCCACATAGCCTTACAGGAAAACGCTTCTGCTTTCTCTTATACTAAAGAAAACTAAGTTTTCTTAGAAAAAACGAAAGAGAGGGCTTTAAATGAAACAGAAATTAGCACAGGATATCGCTTTGATGCGTTATTCCATGATCTCACCGCTGATCGTCGGCCTCCCGGATGAGTACAAATCCAAGGAAGCTTACTTTCGTGCGGCCTCTGCACGTGGCGCACTCCATCCAAACGGCTCCTTCATCCATCCGGCGCCGACATCCATCAAACGCTGGTACCAGCACTACCAAAAGAATGGTTTTGACGGGCTGCT